GTGAGTCCTAATGATTCTATTGAAGCTATGTTAACGAAATCATTGGAAGGTATGACGGGTATTTCCATAGATCAAACAACTGTTGTTCTTGCTCTTATTGGGTTGTTAATTATTTATATCGGCTTTCGTATTGTCGTTGATGCCTTAGTGACTGGTATGAATAATTATTCCAGTGCTGATTATGAGGGAGATGCTAAAGAAGCTGAATGGTATCGTCAAGGCTCCCTTAATAATGATACTGAATTCGGTCGAGATGTTAACAAGGCTAAGTATAATCGGCTTGTTCGTGGAAGTTCGAGGCACTAATGAACTATTTTGACATTACATATATTTCTTACGGGGCTGGCCTTGTAATAGCCGGATGGGTCTTAGGTATGTGTGTTTCCGTCATGTTTACAATCGCTGGCAAGATTGGACGGTTTTAATGAAAAATATTATTTTTATTTTGTTTTATCTTGTCTTGTTTTCTTCTGTTTGCTTTGCTAAAGATTTTCACATTGATTTAGATTGTGATAGTTATCAGGTTCATCCGGGTTATTTGCCTTCTGGGCTTGTTAGGATTGATTTTTTTCTGCATGACTATTCTGCTGATGTAAAAATTGACTCAAATGTAGAATCTTCTTTGAAAAGAATCTATGCAGATCAAAAAAACTATCATTATACAAAAGCTATTTGTGATAATCGCGGTGTTCAAATTCATCTTGATTCAAAGTCTGATTTTGATTTTGAAGTCGGTAAATATTTCCCTGATTATGTGAGTGATGGTCTTGATGGCGTTCACGTTGTTTCTTTTGCTGTCGGCGGTCTTATGGGCTTGGCCTTTGCAGTTGCAAGCGTTTATAAATGGTGATTTAATGGAAACCGAACTTATACGGATAGTATCTTTTTTCATTGGCTGTGCTTGTGGCTATTCTTTTTCACTCGCCGCTTCATTTAGGTTTACCGAATGATTTTATTAAAAAAGTTTGTCAAAGCTTCAATACATTTGACAAATTTCAAAGGGAGGTTTTTATCATGGGTTTAACACTACCGCCGGGTCTTAATCTTACCAGTTTTTATACTGATGTTCTTGCGTTAGCTTCACTCTTTTTTGTTATTGGCGTTACCTTTGGCGTTTATTACATGGTAACTAAAATAATTAAACTTGCTAAAAAAGGGAGTAGATAAAATGATTGATCCGAAAAAACTTCGCAAGAGATTATTGATTGCTGGTATTTTTGTTCTTTTTTTTATTATCGGATTTCTTAAAAACCATGTCTTTAACGCCGGCTTGAAATGAAAACTTTAACTTTCATTTTTAAAGCCTATGCTTTTGCTGTTCGTCTTTTATTCGCCGGGATCGCTTTTTTTATTTTCTACCTATCTGTTTTTCTTCTTAATATATTTTTTGTATCTTGGGTCTATGCTTCTCCGTGTGCTAATGATTGCGTAGATGTATGCAAGATTGATGCTGTAAATGATTGGTCTGATAGTCTTCCGTGGGGCGATAGGTGGGTCGGACTACGTAAAACTGTAAATAGTTACGTTGCTTATGATTCTTGTACTTTGACTGAGTGTCCTAATTGTGATGAGTTTTCCGGTTATTCTTGTGCTTGTACTGCTTATGATGAGGGGTGTAATAATCCTCAATCAGCAACTATTTCATATTTTGCTTGTTGGGAAAGTGATAGTCCGATGCCGCCTGTTGTACCGCCGACTCCTGAGCAGTTAGTTTGTGGTAATTATGCTCCGTGTCCTAATTGTTCACATATTAATCAATTTACGTGTAATTGTGATTCGGTTGCGCCTTACTGCGGACATCGGGATTTAATACCTGAAACATGCTCCTGCGGTTGTTTGTCCACTTGTAATGCTCCTTTTGTTCGTGATTTTGGCTGGTGTAACTGCTATTGTTCGCAGGGTATGGATTACTATATAGACTTAAAAGACTGTCAAAATCATCCTACGTGGAATATCAACGGTTCTGATCCTTACGGATACGGTAGGCTTGATAGCTCGCCGGGTATTATGAAGTTTCAAGCAATTATTCAAACATATCCGAATTGGGTTTGGGGTCTAACTTCTGATCCTTTAGTTAATTGTGAACTTCATTCTATGGCTTGTGCTTTTTATCCTGAATGGAATGAAACAGACTGTGATATTGATAACGGTATTGTCGGTTATGTAAATACTTCTTCTTTTTCTATGTCTGGATTGCCTCTTGGCTATTATATGTTTCATTGTCCTTCGATCCCTGCAAACTGTGATTATTCCAGTGTTACAGATGATAGCAATGTTTTCTATTGGAATCCTTCTGCACTGATAAGCTGTGAGGCTGGCTGTCAAGGAGAAAACTGTCCACCTTCAGGCGGGAAAGACGGTTCTGGAAAAGGTCTATCTTATTTTACTAATGCTCTAAAACGGGGGTCTAAAAGTGTTGGACATGGCGGCTGTGAAAAAAGAGATAATCCTTAGTTTATTATTTTGTTTATTTTTCCCCGCTTTTGTATCTGCGGACATTATTACTATTACTTCCGGTTGTGCTGGCGGTAAGGTTCTTTTTAAAAGCGTACCTATTCAAACGGGGCTGGCTTGTACTGAGGCAACATATCCGGGCGACTTTGATCCTGTGGCGGCTGATGCTCTGGAATTTGCAAAAACGGCATATACAGGCGGTGATTGTTCGGGCGTGCGTCCTGCGAACCTTACGCTTGACTGTGCGGTGTATCTGGTAGGGGCTTGCTGTACTCAAAATTGGGTAAACAATAAAAACGTTTTAGAAGATAGCATAATTTCATCCGGTACAGTAACCGGGGTAGCTCAAGGATCTGAACGTGAAGCGGCGGAATCCTATTGTAATCAATTTTTTAACTCTACTCCATATACAGATCATTCGGCTGGCGGTTATGTCCGTACAGATGGTTTAACGGGCTATGTTTATACCTCCGGAATGGATCAGGGCGTTAATACTGCTATCGTAAACGCTAATTGTTGGAAGCGTGGCGGTTATGCCCATGGAAGTGCTGTCGTTACTATGGAAAGCCTCGGGGGTTCAATGGGTGGTACAGGTGGCCTGATACAGACACAAGCTCAAGATGCTTTTACTGCTGCTTTGGGTATCAAGAATTTATCTGCGGGTGAAATTGGTACTCAAATGAATAATGCTTGGGATCGTGCCCATGAATTGGGTTATATGAATTCGGGAGGTTCCTCTGGGGGTGGTTTAGATGCTGCTGGTACTACTACGGCGGTAAAAGATGCTTTAGATTTGAAATTCCCTGATGGGACCTTTACTGGTGTTCCTTCATTAACTGGTAGTTATGTTATTCAAAACCCTGCTAAAGAATTTAGTGAAAGTTTTGGTGATTTCGTTTCTACCGTCAAGGGAAGTGGTCTGTATTCTGTAGGTAATGCTTTTTTTGGCGGTGTTCCGGTTAGTGCGGGTGATCCTCCTGTTATGACTGTGAACGGAGGTCATACCTTTGGGATTCATACCTTTGATTTTTCCGTATTCTCTCCTTTTTTTGCTGTTCTGAGAACTTGTGTTGTTTTGGCTTTCTGTTTTATATCAGTTCGACTTTTGGTTGTAAATAAATAGGGGGTTTATATGTCAGCTATTCTTTCTTTTTTAAACACGTTTTGGCAGTATGGAAAAGACATTCTTAGTTGGTCTATGGGAAATGTTAAGCCTCTTTTAACTGATACTATAAAAGATGTTTTTACTGGTGTTATGGCTGTTGCTTCCGGTGTTATTAATACTTTGGATGTCGGTACTATCTTGACTCAAACGTCTGCTGCTTGGGGTCTGCTTGATCCGCGTATTGCTTGGTTTATGGTAAACCTTGGTATTTCTCAAGGTCTTGGTATACTTGGCGTTGCTTACGGTATTCGATTTCTCCTTAATTTAATTCCTGCTGCATTTACACGGGTTTAATTTTGATTAAGTGTTTTTGTGGTGTTCCGGGTTCCGGTAAATCTTACGATGCTGTTCAAACAATCCTTGATGCTGTGAAACTTGGTCGTAAAATCTATACGAATATTGAGGGTTTTGATGATCCTGAATGTCAGGAGTTTCAAAAGCTCTATTGCAATCTTACTGATTTTCAATTAGCTACTTCTGTTGTGTCCCTTTCTAAAGAGCAAGTCTTTAAATTTTGGGAGGTTGTTCCTTCAGGTGCTTTGATTGTTATTGATGAAATACAAATGAATTTTTCTAATCGTGATTGGAATAGCGAGGAAAACCGGGGTTTTGTTAAGTGGGCTGAAATGCATCGTCACTATGGAAATGATTTAATTATGCTCACTCATAGTACTGAAAAAGTTGATAAACATGTCCGTTCTTTAATAGATTGGACTTATGTCTATGACAAAGTGAATTATTTCGGTTCTTTGGTAAAAGGTAGATATACAAAAAATGCTTTTAAGTTCGATCAGGATAAAGGCAAGGCTATAAAAAGTAATGTTTGTAAGTATGATCCTGCTGTGTTTCCTTGTTATAAGAGTTATGTCTCTGATGATATTAAAGAAATGGGTATTGGACAAGGTATCAATGTTTTGAAGCATCCTATATTTTTAGTTATTCCTGTCGTTTTTATTTTGTTTCTTTATCTGCTTTTTTATAAATCTTCTTTGGGATCGGGTGATCTATTCGGGCAAAAGCATTTTAAACAGGTTCAAGCTGCTCTTCTTGACAAGTCTTCTGATAATAGTAAAAAATCTCCCGTTGAATTTATTACACATGAATATCGTGACTTATCTGTTGATATTTCAGATATTAAAAAGAATCCTTTAAAACCTGCTGTTCTTCCTGCGGGAGTCTTACCGGGGGGTCCTTCCAATCCATTAAATAACAGGGGTCGTACTATGTCTACAGTTAATTTATCGCCGGAAATCGAAACTGACGGTGTTCATTGTACTGTTACAGGTGTCATAGATGACGGTATTGATAAAATAGAGATTTCCCGGTGTGGTTGTGTTGAAGTCAAAAAGAAAAACAATATTATGGTCTATCAGAAAAATCTTAGTCCTTCTCGTTGCTCCGGTGGTACTACTTCGCCTTCTGATAGCTCCCTTGCTGTTGCCGGGGCCGCGCCCCGGAGGGGCCGGCCTCCGGTATTGTAGGGGTTTAGTATACAATGGTAATAAGTCATACACTTTGTATACGGTTTCTTCAAGTCCGTTCTAAGAAAGGTCTTTTTGAGTCCATAGTATGTGTTGTGCCTGTCTTTAAAAGTGGCTTAGGATTGATCTGGCGAGGTCTTATTTGTTGTTTTAGGCCTGCTAATCTAAATAATTTAGTGAAAGGATATTTTATGGCTATGTTTGGCGCTCCTGATGGTAGGTATTTGGTTTTACATAATGAGAAGACCGGGGAAGACTGTATTATTGACAAGGTTGAAGCTCGTCATAGACGGCTGGCTTGTGGCTATATGAATTTTCTTAAAATGAAAGGGTATTTTTTAAAACATATTATCTTGACTCAAGGTTACGAACAATATAAACCGAAACATATAAATTCCTTTATGTCCAAAATGAGGCGTTATTATGGCAAGCTTCATTATCTCTGGACTGTTGAACTTCAAATGGAACGATTAAAAGAAACGGGTGAGGCTGTACTCCATTGGCATATTTTACTTGGGTTCCCTTCCGGAACTTCTATCGGCGCTGATGATATAAAACGTATTCAGAAATATTGGAAGTTCGGAGATATGCGTAATAGCGTAGAAATTCGTCCCGTAAAAAATGCCTCTGTTAATTATCTTATGAAGTATATTTCAAAGGCTTTGGATTGTGTCGTTATGACTGAATATAAGATAAGACGTATAGGATCGTCTTTGATTCCCGGTTATCTGCGTCAAGGATGGGGTAAGGTAGTTAAAGCTATTCAGCACTTTTCATCCGGGGGTGTTTCTTATTCTGATATGAATATGTTTTATTGGCAGAATGGCAATGCCTATCTTATGGAAGATTGCAGCGTGGGCGGTTTAACTGTTTGGTTGAAACGTTGGATTTATCGGAAAGCAAAGTCAGACTGGTTTACAGTTATGTCTTATGATTCACTTCCTTTTTAATTTTATGTTGCATTTATTGGTAATAGACTTCACCTACACATAAACGTTTTCAGAGGTTCTAAATATTTGTCACTTTATTAATCAAGTCTGCATGTTTATTGAACTGCGCGGAGAGTTGAGTTCTTAT